GGAGGGGATTTTCCTCTGCGTTAGGCGTGAGCATAGAATAGGTGATCAACCCTACTCGACTGTCCATACCCAACGATTCTTTAGTAACGAAGTAGGTCGACCGATATTGGCTGAGAAAGCTAACTCGACAGAAGTTCTGTCGCGAGTAGACTCTAACCAATAACGGAGACGAATCGAATCATCCTCGCCTTCATCTTGTTTTGAAGCAATCGTAGTTACGAATGCCTCAAGACGATGAAGGTGAGGACTGACTCGCGTTTTAGTATGATAGTTCGTAGAACTATCACTATGAACGCCGGTCGGCCCGAAATGAGCAATAAACCCGGAACTCTTTAACTTCTCGAGGAAATATCCCCGAAGATGCAAAAAGCCGCGTTTATAGGCTTCATTCGCAAGATCGATAAGTCCAGACAACCTAACACCATCGTTTTTGTGAGTGTACTTTCGACTCACCCTCATGGGTGTAACGTCGAAACCATCGCAGTATTCGGCTCCACAAGATTCACGGAACCAGCACTCCGGTAGGTAGTAGGATTTCTGTTTGTTAACAGAGAAACCTAGTTGATCCAGTACAGACATCACATCGCCTACATGACTAGTAGGCACGATAATGTCGTCCCCGAAGACAGAATATTCTTCGAGGTCGCCTCGTCTCCGGGCCACCATCTGGCAAATCGCAGCAAAGATCAATGTCTCAATGGGAAAGCATAAAGCTGAACCCATTGGTGCGAACTTCTTCAAAGCGATGAGCCTGCCGTCCTTAAGGAGAGTTCGGTCGGAACGAGTTGCCACGATGAAACGTAGCAATGGCGTCCCGCGGAACAAATCCTTAACTAGGCGGTAACTTACCGAATCGCTTGCAGCGGATAAATCAATCGTCGCAAAACTGCGATAGAGAGATCCTTCCTTTGCAAGACGTTGGTTCCTCGTTTGATCATGGAAGCCGATATGGCTTCGAAGAAAACGCGAAGAACCCACCACCCGGTCGATTTCCTTCCAAATACTTTGCTGATAATATTGCAAAGTAGAAGACTCCATTGAAATCGTGCGAAAAGTTTTATAGCTTTTCGGAACGAATATCGTTTGGGAAATCCTGTCTAGTGAAGACTGGATAGGACCAACGGGTTGCTGAAGATCGCGAAAAGCATACGCTAACCGAACATCGGAAGTAAGATCTTTATACTTATTTTCGAGGCTCGTGCGACCATGCCCCGCGACTCCTCCAGGCCCATGTTGGGGACGAAGAAGAGTGGAGTCAAAGGATTTCATCCATCTCTTAATAATTATATTAAGAGACTGAACGATAGACGAAGGAAACGAATCAGGCATTGCTGCCTCAATCGCTACATAATCGTCTAGACACTGCTGATCAAGATTGATATCATTCAGAGAGAGACGAGAAGTATAGCTAAACAGCTGTATTAATCGTTTCGCTGAATAAACATCATCTTTCATCATCCGCGATAAGTCCTCTTTCACAAATTGATAGAGGTGCGGACTGATGATTGTGCAGAGGGCTTTAAATCCTTTGTAATTTTGAGACTGGTTTCGAACCAGTAACAAAAGATCGGTAAACGCGTTATTGAGTACTAGGACGTCTACACTAAGCATTGCGCTTAGAAGTCTC